GTTAGGTAATTGTTGAACGCTTGTACAATCTGTTCGTGGTTTGTCATAGTTTTCTCCTATTTAAATGTTTATTATATATTACTTTCTAGCAGTTGTCAACCGATTATTGCAGAGCGATGCCAGTAGTCTTTTCGATATACTGTGCGGCAATGCCTTTTTCAGTTTTTGCTAGGCATGCAACTGATGAAGTTGCAAGGCTAAATTTACCATCTGGTGCTACACTAAACATGAATGGTGCTAGACCTAATCCTTGTTGTTGTGCAATGATTACCATTGGCTTGTTGAGTACAAAAGCCTTGTCAGACTCTGAATCGAGTCTTGCAACAAGTTCTTCTCCACTGCTAAGTTTAAAAGATACGGTATCTCCTACCTTATAAGGTGCTTCAATTAACATATATTATCCGTGTCCTGTTCCGTTGTAGTTTGTATCTTCGATATATTTTACAAACTGTTCGTATCCGCCAATTGATTTGCCGTATACTTTGATTTGAGGAAATGTTTTTGCATCTGGAAAGTTTTCAAAAACTTCTTCTCTACTAAAATCTTGTCCGAGTGTTTTATATTTAAAATCAAACGATCTTGATTCACATAATGCTTTTGCTTTCATGCAAGAAGGGCAAGCAGGCTTACCCCAGATTTCTATACTCATAAACTAAATCCTTTAAGTGCGTCCTTATCAACATCCTGTTTAATTCCACCGATGATGTATGATTCAACTTCAGTCTCCTGAGGTGCAACTTGCAATCCAGATGAACTTAGCCAGTGTTGTGTCCAAGGTAGCGGGTTAGTATTAACTGGAGCATCAAAAATTGTATCAAAGCCCAGTGCTTTTAGTCGACGGTTTGCAATGTATTCTACATACTGATTAAGTAGTGTGGTATTCAAACCAATCATACTGCCGTCTTTGAACAAGTATTCAGCCCAGTCTTTTTCTTCTGCAACACACTCTCGCCATAAGTCATATACTTCTTCTTTGCACTCTTTAGCAATCTTAGCCATCTCTGGATCGTCTTTGCCTTGAGCCCATAGTTTTAATACATGAGTACTAAGTGCCAAATGTTGTGCTTCGTCTCTAGCAATAAGTGAAATAATTTTTGCACTACCTTCCATTAGTTTTAGTTCACCAAAACCAAATGTACAAGCGAACGAAACATAAAAACGTAAACCTTCTAAGATGTTTACAGTTTGCATTGCCATATAAAGTTTTTTCTTAACTTCATACATGTTACCTTCGCCACGATGTTGAAACGCATCTACTGCTTCATTAAACGCATCGTAATGTTTAGTAACACTCGTTGCTCTTGCAATAATTTTTTCATCATCTAAGATAGTATCAAACACTTCTGCTGGATCAGCATATACATTTTTCATAATATGTGTATACGAACGTGAGTGAATTGTTTCGAAAAAGTCCCAAGTAACAATACAACCTTCTAGTTCAGGAATAGATACATGTGGCAAGAATGCCAAACATGGACCACGTCCTTGTACACTATCTAGTAATGTTTGATACTTTAGGTTAGCAGTAAAAATATGTTTCTGCTCTGGACGAAATTGTGCAAAGTCTGCTCTATCTTTTTGTAGACTTACTTCTTCAGGTCTCCAAAAATAACCTAACATTGTTTGATTAAGTTTATCAAACACAGGGAATTTGAATACATCATATCGCTGTGTATTTTGATCTGCACCAAAGAACATATTTTGTTTGGTGAAGTCTACTTTTTCTTTGTTAAAGACTGTCTTTGCCATTTCTCTTCCTTACTTACTTCTTCTCTATTACTATACACTCTGTATGCGTTCATGTCAACCTAAATTGCACATGCCTCGCAATATTCATCATACTCTTCGTCGGTACCGTTAAACTCAGTACGCTCGACTGGAGATTCTTTTACATTGTCGTGCCATCCAACATTGTGTGCTGGCTCGTCAATTAATTCACTAGGGTCAGTTTTATAATCATAAGTGTTTTGATAATAACTTGTCTTCCACCCTAACTTGTACGTATTTAACAAATCTTGAATCATCTGACTCATTGGAACTTCATTATTTTCAAAATGTGTTGGATTGTATGACCAATTTCCGCTGATTGCTTGATCAAAGAACTTTTGCATCACTGCTACAGTTTTAATATAGCCTTCGTTACTAGGCATATCCCATAATAGTGTGTAATGTTGCTTTAGTGTAGTATACTGCGGAACAATCTGCTTAAGAGGCCCTTTTTTGGACTTCTTAACGGACAAGTATCCGCGTGGTGGTTCGATTCCGTTAGTCGCGTTCGACACAACGGAACTGCTTTCTGATGGCATCTGAGCGGACAATGTCGAATGTCGAAGGCCGTGATCTCTGATGCTCTTGCGTAAATTATTCCAATCATACTTTAATTTTACCTTTACAATGTCATCAACTTCTTTCTTATACGTATCAATAGGAAGGATGCCGTCACTGTATTTAGTGCGGTTAAAATACTCACATGCACCGCGCTCTTGTGCTAATTCATTACTTGCTTTTAACAAATAATATTGAAATGCTTCTGTAAGTTCGTGTACAAGTTTCCATGCTTTTGGATCATCATACTTAACTTTATTCTTTGCAAGGTAGTGTGCAAGTCCAATATATCCTACACCTAAACTACGTCTTGCTTTTGTACTAATCTCTGCCGCCTTAATTGGATAACGTTGATAGTCAATAATTTCTTCTAATGCTCTTACTGCTAGTTCACATAGTTCTTCTAAGTCGTCAACTGATCGAATTGTTCCTACATTAATTGCACTAAGGATACACAACGCAATTTCACCTTCTTCATCATCAATATGATTCAATGGCTTAGTTGGTAACGTAATTTCTTGACACAAGTTACTCATATATACTTTGTCTTTAAATGAACTGTGCGTGTTACAATGATCAACATTCATAATATAAATGCGTCCTGTTTCTGCACGTTCTTTAATTAGTGCTGAGAATAAATCCATTGCACTTACTTTTGTCTTTTTAATACTAGTCTTACGTTCATAAGATTCATATAGTTCTTTAAATTCGTCTGCATCACCAAAGTATGCTTCATACAATCCTGGCACATCATGTGGTGAGAATAAAGTTATGTCGCCACCGGACAACAATCTTTCATACATTGTTTTATTAAGTTGAATAGAATAATCTAACTTACGTACACGATTGTCTTCTGTTCCTTTGTTGTTCTTTAGCACAAGGATGTCTTCAATCTCTTGATGCCAAAACGGGAAGTGTGTAGTTGCACTGCCGCCACGTACACCATTCTGTGTACAACATCTTACTGTTGCTTCAAACTTTTTAAGGAATGGAATGATACCTGTGTGTGCTACTTCTCCGCCTCTGATCTTCGCATTAACGCCTCTGATTCGTCCAGCATTGATTCCAATTCCTGCTCTTTGTGCAGTGTATCTACCAATCGACATATCGCTTGCGAAGATACTATCAAGGGTATCGTCGCTGTCAACAAGGACACACGAAGCAAACTGTCTAACAGGTGTTCTGACACCCGCCATGACTGGCGTTGGGATATTGATTTTAAAAAGTGAGGTCGCATCGTAGTATCTCCTTACATAATACATTCTATCTTCTTTAGGATAGTTCGCAAATAGTGTTGCCGCAATCATCATGTACATGAACTGAGGAGTCTCAAATATTTGACCTGAAGAACGATCCTGTACAAGATACTTGTCAGCCACCTGACGCAAACCTGCGTAGGTAAAGTTCTCATCACGCTTGTGTTTAATATAAGAATCTAATGAAGCAATTTCTTCGTCAGTATAACTTTTAAGTATTGACGGATCATAAACACCACGTTCAATATTTTTTTCAATCATTTCTTTAAACGGAATATTTTCATAACGACCAAAAACTTGTTTGTTGATACCATAAGATAATAAACGTGCCGCGGCATACTGATAATTAGGTGCTTCTAATGAAATTAAGTCATTAGCACTTCTAATTAATATTTCTTGTATTTCGTTTGTACTCATACCATCGTAAAATTGTAAGTTTGCATTCATTTCAATTTGACTTGCACTTACTCCTGCTAACTCTGCACTTGCTTCTTGTACTACAAAGTGTATCTTATCAATGTTTAGTGGTTCTTTTTTAC